GCTGATGATATTTTGGATTTCTCCGAAATGGACCCTTTCAGTGAAAATATTAGCATACAGGATTTATAAACATGGCAATTGCAAATTATTTTTACAATTCGACTACTAGAAAGTATGTTGCGATATTTGGCACACTCTTTAATCAAGTAAAGATTCAGAGAACCAATAATGCTGGGGCTTTGCAACAAGAAATGATTGTTCCACTGTCGTATGCGCCATTCCAAAAAATCTTAGCTAGGGTAGCGGCTGACCCTGATCTTATCAACAGCACTCGACCAGCTATGACGCTTCCAAGAATGTCTTTTGAGATTAATAACGTAACATACGATTCCCAAAGAAAAATAGCTACGACACGTAAGGTGCTGAAGCCAACAGCAGACGAAAACACCAACCAAAGAGAATTCATGTATTCTGGGGTTCCTTATAACATTGACTTCTCATTGTACATCATGACAAAGTATGCTGAAGACGCAACTAAGATTATGGAGCAAATCCTTCCGTTCTTTACGCCTGATTGGACGGTAACAGCTAAGATGATACCAGATCACGAACCTGTTGACATTCCAATTATCTTGAACAGCGTTACAACTGAAGACTTGTATGAGGGTACTTTCGAAGAAAGACAGTCAATTCTGTACACACTAACCTTTACACTCAAGGGTTATTATTACGGACCTCAAAAGACCAAGAAAGTAATTAAGTTTGTTGACGTGGACTTGTTCAACGGTACAGATACCAACGCTCCATTTGTAGAAGGTGTGGACGTAAGACCTGGCCTCAGCGCAAACGGTCAGCCCATCTCATCAGAAGGGCAACAAGCCTCGGCAAGGGCAGTTCTTTCGAACGGCTCTGTGTCATCTATTGACCTTTTAGTCAATGGTGAAAAGTATAACGCCAACACTACAGTTACTATTGCCGCACCAGATACAGCCAATGCTTCACTCACACCAACGATGACAAGTGGCTCTGTAACTGCTATCAACATTCTAAACGGTGGTGGTTACTTCTCTACACCCCCAACAGTCAGCTTTAGTGTTCCAGATGCGACACCAGTGACTGCTACTGGTACGATTACTGTTGTCGGTGACTCAATTACTGGAGCCACAGTTACCAATCCAGGTAATTTTTACAACACGCCAACATTTACTGTTAGTCCACCCCCAAATGTTGCCTCTGTGTTCAAGTTTGGTGACGATGCGTTGCCACACACAACTGAAACAGACGTCACCTTGCTACACACATTTGAGGGCTTCTATAGCTCTAATACTGGCTACAAAGTACAGTTCTGGATTTATCCAACTGAACTTACGGTGGGCAACCCTTACACGTTGCTATTTGCCCCATTCACAAAAATATACATGAACACTACTGGAGAGATTGGGTTTCAATATTCTTCACAGCCAATCGTAACTTCTGACACAAACGTGATAGTAAACCAATGGAACCATGTTGAGCTAGAACATTCTGGTGGGGACATCAGACTTAACGTCAATGGCGTTAGGGGTACTACAGCAACACGTGGTGCTGGTAATGTTGTACTTCCAGGTCACACATATAAAGTTGGCGATGCGCAAGGTAACGAATCGGTATTCGATGGGGCTAATAGAAGCTTTGTTGGTGTTATTGATAACATCACATTCGAAACACAAGCTCAATTAGTTGGTACAGATGGATCATCCTACACGATGCCTACAACAGCTAACAGTGGTGATGTTTTCACACAGAACTTTGACAAAACACTTCCTACACTGTCACCAACAGTGGTTGATGGCGAAATCACTGCTATTACTGTTGTCAACGGTGGTCTTGGCTATACAGGCGACACACCAACAATCACATTTGACGCCCCTGATGACGTTGCGGCAAGCTTTACAGCATCTGCAACACCTAATTTGGTCGATGGCGTTATTACCAGTCTTACTATAAATAATCCAGGCAAGTTTTATCTCACTGATGCAATTATTTCTGTGTCAGCACCAACTGCCACTACTGCTACTGCAACCGCTGTAATTGCATCCAATGGTGATGTTTCGTCTATTACAGTTACAGATGCTGGTCTAGGTTATAGAACAGTGCCTACCGTGACTATATCACCACCAAACTTCGGCTCAATACCATACCAAGAAATTGAGTTCGATGATGATTGGGGTATCATTAAAACAATAGTGAGTGAATAATATGAATGATAAGATAGCTGAAAACCTTGGTCTTAGACCTTTGGCAGAGATCAGGGAAGAAGAACTCGAACAAGAGACACTTCCTGTTGAAGTCGATGAAGATACATCTATGGTAATTGAACATGAAGTGCCTATTGACGATGAGAACCTCAAAGACCTCACTAAAGTTCGTGAAAATATCGAAGGCGTCATTGCACTAGGTAACGAAGCAGTACGAGAGATGTTAGAAATTGCCAAACAATCAGAGTCTGCAAGAGGCTTTGAAGTCGTATCCACACTTATGAAAACCTTGCTTGACGCCAACAAAGACTTTGCTGATGTGTCAACCAAGAAGAAATTTGCAAAAGAAGAGATTATGGGACCCAGAGAAAACGCTCAGACAAATGTTACTAACAATAACTTGATCGTTTCCACTGCGGATTTGTTGAAAATGTTGAAAGAGAATGAGAATGGGTGATGGTTATTTAGGGAATGTACATCTAAAGAAAGTTTCGGAAGACGTCGAATGGACACCAGAACTTCTTAAAGAGTTCATGAAGTGTGCCAATGATCCTGTATACTTTGCTAAAACTTACATTAAGATTATCCACGTTGATAAAGGGCTAGTACCTTTTGAGATGTACGATTATCAAAAAGAAATTGTACAGAAGATTTCTGATAGCAGACGTGTTGCTGTATTAACTGCACGACAGTCTGGTAAAACCACAACGGCGGCGGCTGTCATCTTACACTACGTGTTGTTCAATGAATTCAAAACTGTTGCTATCCTTGCAAACAAGGGCGATGCCTCACGCGAAGTTTTGGCTAGGGTTAAGTTAGCATACGAAGCACTGCCCAGATGGCTACAGCAAGGCGTTAGTGAATGGAACAAGGGTAACATTGAACTTGAGAATGGTTGTAAAATTCTTGCTGGTACTACATCTTCATCTGCTATCCGTGGTAAATCTATTAACTTCCTGTATCTTGATGAGGTTGCATTCATTGAAGGTTATGATGAATTCTTCGCATCAGTTTATCCTACGATCTCATCTGGTGAAAGTACAAAGCTATTGATGACATCCACACCAAATGGTCTTAACCACTTCTGGAAGACTTGTAAGGGTGCAGAAGAACAAACGAATGGTTATGAGTTCGTTAAAGTTATGTGGGATGATGTTCCAGGTCGTAATGAAGCTTGGAAGAATGAAACCTTAGAGGCACTAGACTTTGACCAAGAAAAATTCAATCAAGAATACTGTTGTCAGTTCTTGGGTAGTTCTGGCACACTTATTGATAGTGGCAAGCTAAAAGAATTAGCACCATCTCGCCCTATATTAGAACAAAACAATATATGCCAATATGAAGCGCCAATCGAAGGTCACACATATGCTATGACATGTGACGTATCTCGTGGTAAAGGGCTTGATTATTCTACGTGTAATATCATTGATATCACATCTATGCCTTATAAACAAGTTTGTACATACAGAGATAATATGGTAACACCTATTGACTTTACGGCGGTTATCTATAGATTGGGAAGACTTTACAACGAATGTGCAGTCTTGATTGAGATTAATGACATTGGAGAGCAAGTCTCTGATACATTGCTCATGGACTATGGTTATGAAAATATGCTTTCTACTGAAAGCGCTGGGCGAGCGGGCAAACGCATCTCAGCAGGTTTTGGTAAGAATGTAGATAGTGGAATTAGAACGACTAAGAGTGTTAAAGCTGTTGGTTGTTCCATATTGAAGATGTTGATTGAACAAAATCAATTAATTCTACAAGATTTCGAGACAATACAAGAACTTTCAAGGTTCTCTAAGAAAGGTGTCTCTTATGAAGCCGAATCAGGCTCCCACGATGATTTAGTAATGAATTTGGTTATCTTTGCTTGGCTGAGTGATCAAATGTATTTTAAAGACTTGACAGATATAAATACGCTTATGAAATTGAGGGAAAAGACAGAAGAACAAGTTGAACAAGAGATGTTGCCTTTTGGCTTTATTGATGATGGCTCTGATGATGATGATGTGGTTTGGCAAGATGATGAACGCCAAGGGTGGGCTTTATATTAAGATGTTCTTTTGTATAAATAGAACAGAGAAGAGAATTAACACAATTAAGAATAACGTCGTTTTCAATACATAAAGGAGAAAAATATGGCTTTTTCCGTAAGTCCTTCCGTTATCGTTCGAGAAGTGGACGCTTCACAGGCAGTACCAGCCATCGCGACTCCACCAGCCGCTATGGCAGGTGTTTTCAGATGGGGTCCAACCAATGAGCCGATACTACTTTCATCAGAGAACCAACTCGTAGACCGATTTGGCGCTCCGAATGATGCAACATTCGAAACTTTCTTTGTTGCGGCTGACTTTCTATCTTATTCAAATGCACTATACGTAGTTCGCGCCGATGATGGCTCCGAAACTGCTACTGGTGACGATTTGACTTTGGATGGAAACAATGCTGTGATTGAGGCAAGCTCAACATACGGTGCTTTCAAAGCAAAATACCAAGGCGATCTTGGCAACTCACTTGAAGTTGCATGGGTTTCCTCAACAGGATTTAGCAACGATGTCCTTGCGGCAGGTGCTATCCCAACTAATAAAATTTCAAACAACCAAATTGATCAAACAATTTCGTTCAATTCTTCTACTGTATCATTTGATGTGGCTAACACACAACAATTGGCTGATATGACAACAGGAGACGTTCTAGTAATTGGTAACGAGTCTGTTGGATACCAAGAATTAAAAGTTGCGACATTTACAGAAACTGTAGGTGAAGTAGAAGCAGTCCCTGGTGACGCTAACACTTCATTCGTAGCGGCTTATGCTTATGATATCACATTCTCCAACAAATACACGTTGGCAGAAACTGATTTGAACAAGCTTTCTATGGTACGCAAGTGGCAGTACAATAATACTTTTGGTAGAAAACCAGATGCAGGAAATATACACATTGCTGTAATCGATAAAACAGGTACTGTTAGTGGTACTAAAGGTTTTGTACTAGAGAAGTTTGAAAATATTTCAACTACTGCTGGTGCTGTTACGCCAGAAGGTGCTACAAACTACTACCCAACTGTAATCGAAAACATGTCTTCATGGGTTTCTATCGCTAATACGGCAGTTGTTGGTACGGCTGCTGGTTCAATTTCACGTTACGAAACATTCACAGGTGGTACAGATGCAACAACTGAATCGACTGCTACACTAGCACACATCGGTTTTGCACTAGATACACTGAAAAACTCTAACGAGATTGACATTTCTTTCGTCCTACAGGGCAAAGGCGATGACATGGCTACTAGAGCAAACTATATTGTTTCAAATATCTGCGAAACAAGAAAAGATTGTGTGGCTTTCCTATCTCCATCTAAAGAAGCAGTTGTAGATGAACTTAAAATGAATGCGAAAATGACTAATGTTCTTGCATATCGTAACAAAGTTCAGAATTCATCTTATTCATTCATGGATAGTGGTTACAAGTATCGCTACGACAAATATAACGATCAATATCGTTGGACACCATTGAATGGTGATATGGCAGGTCTTGCCGCTAGAGTTGAACCATGGGAATCTCCTGCTGGTTTCAGAAAAGGCGTTATCAAGAATGTTATCAAACTAGCTTTCAACCCAAGCAAACCACATAGAGACGTACTTTATGGTTCAGATGTGAACCCTGTTATCTCACAAACTGGTCAAGGCATCGTACTATTCGGTGACAAAACTGGTCTTGGATTGCCATCAGCGTTTGATCGCCTTAACGTTCGTAGACTGTTCATTGCAGTTGAAAAAGCAATCGCTACAGCCGCTGAAAGTTTCTTGTTTGAACTTAATGATGATTTTACTCAGACACAGTTTAAAAACATTGTTGACCCGTTCTTACGTGACATTCAAGGCAGACGTGGTATTATTGATTACAGAGTTATCTCTGATAGTACAGTCAATACTCCTGAGGTTGTTGATCAAAACAAATTCCGTGCAAGCATCTTTATCAAACCAGCACGTTCTATTAATGTCATCGAATTGACATTCGTAGCAACACGCAGTGGTATTGAGTTTGACGAAATTGTTGGTCAGATATCGTAACTAAATAAGAATAGATAAAGGAGAAAATAGACATGGCATTTAATATCAACCAGTTCAAATCAGAGCTAGTCGGTGGCGGTGCGCGTCC